AAGCGCGCGAAGATTGTCGGACCGGAAGACCCCGAGGGGGCGACGGTCAAGCGGGTGGAAAACTACATCCGCGAATCGATCCAGCCGTTCATCGACGCAAGAATCGCAACCCGCTTTGATGTCGAGGTCGCGCGTGTCGGTAACGAACGCATCGACGCGCTGGTGACGATCTATCGCGGACCGACCCGGCCCATCGAGCTTCGCTTCGCAGTCCTCTGGAACGATATCGAGAGAGCCTGATGCCTTGGTCGACACCCACGCTCAAGGAAGTGCGCAGCATCGTCCGCGACAACATTCGCGGGTCGCTGCCCGGCGCAGATGCCAATGTGCCGAACTCGGTGCTGCGCGTTCTGTCCGACGCGCAAGGCGGCCTGTGCCATCTTAATCTGCAGTACATCGACTGGCTTGCGCTGCAGCTTCTCCCTGACACCGCCGAGACCGAATGGCTCGACCGCCATGGCGATATCTGGCTGGTGAATTCGGATGGCACGCTCGGCCGCAAGCAGGCGACGTTCGCGCATGGCACCGTCGAGTTCACCGGCACTGACGGCACCATCGTCCCGCTCGCCACCGTGCTGCAGGCAGGCGGCAACTACGAGACCACCGCCGAGGTGACCATCGGCAGCGGGCCGACGCCCGCTCCGATCCGCGCGCTCGATCCGGGCATCGCGGGCAACCTCGACGCCGGGACGACGATGTCGTGCGCGGTCCCGGGTGTCGCGAGCGCCATCGTGGTCGAAGTGACCGGCGGCGTGGACACCGAGAACGACGACGACTTGCGCGCCCGCATCCTGCATCGCATCCGCAACCCGGCGATGGGCGGCTCGGCCGCCGACTACGTCACGTGGGCGCTCGCGGTCCCGGGCGTCACGCGCGCGTGGGCGGCAGCAGAGCAGGGGCCCGGCACGATCACGGTGCGCTTCCTGATGGATGAGCTACGCGCGAGCGACGACGGCTGGCCGACGCCGACCGATGTCATCGCGGTCGACGATTACATCGACCTGATGCGCCCGGTCACCGTGAAGGATTCGTACGTGGTCGCGCCGATCAAGCAGTTCATCGACATCACCATCATCAATCTTGTGCCCGATGTCGAAACGGTCGGCGGCTCAATCGAGGCGAGCCTGCGCGCGATGCTGCACGAGATGGCCGCGCCGGGTCAGACGATCTATGCGGCTTGGGTTTCCTACGCGATCATGAATGCGACCGGCGTGCAGTCGTTCACGCTGGTGACCGACGACGACTACGTAATGCCGTCGCTCGGTCACATGGCCGTGCTCGGCAACATCGTCTTCGACGAAACGAGTGACACGCCATGAGTGATCGGCACGTTCGCCGATCCGGGTCAGACTACGGCGACGCCTTCCTGACGTTGCTGCCGACGGGGCAGGCGTGGCCGAAGGACCCGGGCACGACGCTCGATCTCGCGTGTCGCGGGCTCGCCGAATACTGGGGCTTCGTCGACAGCCGCGCCGCCGATCTGCTGGAGCAGGAGAGCGACCCGCGTTTCACGCTGGAGCTTCTACCGGACTGGGAGCGCAATTGGGGTCTGCCGGACCCTTGCTACACCGCGCCGCTGACCATCGGCGAACGCCACGCCGAACTGCTCCGGCGCATGACGATGATCGGGTCTCAGTCGCGGCAGTTCTTCATCGATCTCGCCGCGTCGATTGGCTACACGATCACGATCACCGAGTACCGCACGTTCGTTGTCGGGATGGATCACATCGGAGACGCCCGCGTCTATGGCGATCTCCCGCCCGATCCGATGCGCAACGAGTGGGGCAACCCGATCATGAACGAACGCGGCGACGACTATGTCGCCGACGGTGAGCTTTCGGAGTGGCCGTACTACGGGCTCGGGCCCGACACGAACCGCTTCTATTGGAGCGTCCATGTCTCCGGCGCGAAGCTTGTCTGGTTTCGCTGCTCGGCGAGCGAGTGCGGCATCGATCCGCATCTGCGCATCGGCGTGTTCGACGATCTTGAGTGTCTGCTGAATCGCTGGAAGCCCGCGCACACGCAGATCATCTTCGACTACTCCGGCTTGACGAGCGGCGGCGACATGGCGGGTACGCCGTAGCCGCTTTCAAAGACATGCCAGCACTGACACGCCTTTGGGAGAGACCCCATGGCCGAAGACAATGTCGTTCAGCTTCATTCGGATTCGGGCGTGGGTCTGACGCTCGCGGCGAGCGCGAGTAAGAACTCGCTGATCTTCGGCTCGCGCGCCGTGCTCATCGTCAGGCCGGACGGCACCAAGGTGCGCGGCAGCGACAACAAGCCGCTCGACGATCTCACACGCGACGAGCTTCTCAGCCTCATCGACGAACTCTGTCTGGTGTTCACACATCGCTGACGCGCGCCCGCGCGCGCGGCCACAGGAGGATCACCCGTGAAATATAACCAGCCCTACGGCGTGTCGGACCCGGACGCCCCGTACATCAACGGCAATCCATCGACCGGCACGATGGGCTCGATCCCGCCAGCGGCGTCAATTGAGCATGACCAGCGCGAGATCGTCGAGGTTATCAGTCAGGCAAACACGCGCGGCTATCACGACTTCAGCGATGCGAGTTGCGGGCCGCCGTCGCCATCCGATCTGCATCAACTGCGCAAGGCGATTGAGGGCTTCATCCGCAACGGGCTCGGGTCGGTCCTGCTGCACGGAGGCAACGCGCTCGGTGGGCCGAACGACTACAACACGGTGACGCTTGTGCCGCCGCTGCAGACGGCAGCCTACGTCGACTTCCTGATGCTGCTGGTCGTTCCGGCCGTCACCAATCGTGGTGCGGTGACTCTCAACATGAACGGCATCGGCGTGAAGCCGGTGCTGCGCAACGACGGCGCGCAACTGCAGAGCGGCGACTGGATCATCGGCAAGCCGCACCTCATCGCGTACTACGGGTCCAACTTCTGGATGGTCGGCCTGTGCAATTCGCAGGTGCCGATTGTCAAGACCGGCGTCATGGACGTGTGGGTCCGGATGGATGGCAACGACGCGACCGGTGATGGCTCCGCGAACGATGCCGCCCATGCCTACAAGACGATTGCCGGAGCGTGGCAGGGCGTCGCCGGGCGCTACTCCGCATCGCCGCTGTTCGCGATCAATATCCGGCTCGGCCAAGTCGGGACCTATGACGGCGCAATACTCGGTCCATTCGGCGGCACCGTGCTGGTCACTGGCGACACGGCCAACATCGGCAGCTACCGCATCAAGTCGAATGTCGATTTGTATGGGCTACACCCGAGCCCGGCGACGATGGTCGGGCTCGCATTTCTCGGCATCAATTTCGGCGTCGTGCAAGGCATGACCTTGCAACTCGATCAGGCGAGCCCCGACCTTTGCTACCCGCTGATGGTCAACAATTCGAGCATCGTGACCGACTTCGTCAACTGGGACGCGACGGTCAGTTCTCCGGGGGCCTACGTGTATCAGGCCGGGATATACGGGCTTCAAGACAGCACGACCTGCGTCTTCGAGGGCAACGGCCACACGCTGCATAGTCTGTGGTTTCACTTGGGTGGCGCTCAGACGCACGGTGCATTGAACAAGACGGCGGTGCCGCAGGCGATCTTCCGCAACACGACGTGTTCCAACTCCTGCTTCTATCTTCGCGAAGCGTCGGTGTGCGGATGGAATGATGTCGTGCCGTCACAGTCTGGCATCCATGGCCCGCAATACAATGTCACCACCAATTCGATCCTGTATGGCCACGGCCACACGATCCCCGGTGATGCCGCTGGCGTCACCAGCCTCAACGGCATCTTCATTCCGTAACCGCCATGCAGCTTCTCTACTGCGATGCGAGCGGCGTCGTCGTCCTCACGCACGACGACACGGATTTGCCTGTTTCGATGGCGGCCTACCCGAGCGTGGTGCGGATCATTCCTTACGATCAGCCGCTCGCGACCCTGCCGCGCCTTGGCCCAGCGCCGGTCTATCCTCCGCCCACCCAGTTCGACGACGTGCGCAAGAGGCCGCCCGACACGCGGCCTTATCTGCAGCCGGTCGCGACGAAGGACATCCTCAAGGTCTACGCCGGACAGGTTCGCTACAGCACGGTCATCGCCGGTTTCCACTTCACGGCCGCGAGTGGCGACATCCCGGTGTGGACCGACCGGGAAAGTTATTTCCTGCTCAGCGGTCTTGCGACATGGGCGGCAAGCGTCGCGCCGAGTACGCCGATCAGCTTCACGCAGGGAGCCAGCGCCTATCCGATCACGGCGGGCGAAGCGGTCGCGCTGTTCGACGAATTCACGGTGCTGATTCAGGATAACCGCGCCATCGAGGCGGCGTGCATCGCCGATCTCGACTCGGCGACGCCGACGATCACAACCTACGACGATGTCGACGCACGGTTTGCCGCTGTCACGGCGCACCTGAGCGCGCGGCGGCCGTTCCCGAAAACATTTCCAGTGCCGGACGTGAGCCCATGACGACGGTCAACATCAACGTGTTGAACGACGCCGACTTCTATCGCGTCTTTCAATACCAGACGCTCAGTGGTGTCCCCATCGACATCACCGGCACCTCGATGGTGATGATGCTGCGTCGTCATGCGAAAGACGAAGCGGTGTTGATGGTGCTCAGCACCGCCACGAACGAGATCACGATCACCGACGGGCCCCAAGGCCTGTTTTCGATTCTGATCAAGCAACTCGATCTGGAGAAGCTCGGGCTCGGCGAATACGCGCACTCGCTGGTCATGACCATCGGCAGCGGCGAGGAGGCTGTGAAGCGCGGCATCTGGAACGGGAAGCTCACGAACAACCCGGGGCCATCGCGATGAGTTTCGATTCCGTAGTCGAGGTCATCAACGATGACGGCGACATCGTCATCGTCAACGCGCCCGACGAGGCTATCGTCGTGCTGCACCCGGACGATGTTGCGAGCATCTATGTCGGCGATCAGGGACCACCCGGGCCAGCCGGGACTCCGGGCGAAGTCGGGCCGGTGGGGCCGGTGGGTGACCATGGTCCGCCGGGACCATCTGGG